AACTTTTGAACTAAAAGACTTTCCAATGCCGTCAGAAGGCACAACGATAGATCTAAAAGACTTCTTAAAAGTTCCAACATTTCCAATTAACCGTGATGTAGAGCATCGTGCTAAGAAAGCAGTAACACGCTTGACTAAAGCAATGCACAAACACGCAGAAGTTGACCTGTTACATTATACAGGACCAACTACATCAACACCTGCTTTCTTCCAACACGGTTCAACATATGTACTTGACGGCAACACACGCCAGCACATTTGGAAAAGACATTACAGTGACAAACAAGTAGTCAACACAAATGTAAAGTCAATTCCAGTACCAAGTCAAGTAGCAGTAAGAACATATGAGATCAGTGATCCATATGAGGCTTGCTCATTGTACTACATTATTGACAGTGTTGATGCTGTAGAAACAAAAGCAGATAAGATCACAGGTGCTTTCCGTGCAAAAAACTTACTTGATCGTTTCAAAAATCCTAAACTCAAAAGAGGACAGATTGGCGGAGCTCTTAATGTAGGTTGCCCATACGGAGGCAAGAGCCTAATGCAAACACCAGGTGTAAAAGATCTACACGATCAAGTAGACTTATTGGTAGATCCGTTGGTGCATATGGACAAACTAAATGCTCCAGGTAACGGACACTTCCACGTACAACCTGCAACAGGTATGGCTATCTTAGCAGGAGTTGCAATGGATTGCAGTGATGAATGGTTAGGTATTGTTGATGAACTTGCTAGTACAGATATTAAACTGTATGGTTACGAAGACAGCAACTTTAGTTCTAATGCAGTTGATGCATTAGTAAAAGGCAACGTACAAAACCCAGTAGGCGCACACAATGCCCTACCTTATGATATTGGTTATGGACAAAATCCAGCAGTGGTATTGAACTATCTAGCGTTTTGTTGGAATAGCATTATCAAAGGCACAGAAATGCCAGAGGATATTACAGAAGTAACTATTGCCAATGCTTATTATGAGCTATGGGCAAACGTATACTTGTCAGACTAATAAAGTATGGGCGGCTTAGGTCGCCCTTACTCTCCTTGAACGGCTAAATATATTAAATAACTAGGAGACACAAGTGGCTGTAGTACAAATATCAAAAATTCAAGTTCGTAGAGGACAGAAGAACGTAGGCACCGGCTTACCGCAACTAGCCAGTGGCGAAATTGGTTGGGCAATTGATACAAGAGAATTATACATTGGTAACGGAGCAGTAAGCGAAGGCGCACCAGCTGTTGGTAATACCAAAGTACTTACACAATATGATGATTTGTTCTCTTTAGCAGACACGTATGTATATAATTCAGATGATGCGTATACTATTACAGGTGCAGACAGTGCCAATGCTATCAAAAGAACATTACAACAGCGTCTAGATGACCGTGTGAGCGTTCGTTCTTTCGGAGCAAAGGGTGATGGTAGTACAGACGATACGGCAGCACTACAACGTGCTATTGATCAATTATATTTAAACAGTGCAACTAAAGGCAGTGTTGAAAGCCGTATTAAATTACACATCGAAGCTGGGACATATGTAATCAGCGACACACTTTACATTCCACCACAGGCTACTATTATTGGCGAAGGCAGTGGCAAGACTATCTTGCGTATGATTGTGAATAAACCTGCGTTAATTACTGTAAACTCAACTAGTATTCCAGGAACACCATCATCAGACTCTAGTTCAAGTGATATTAATATGGCAAGCAATATTACAATGCAGGGAATGACTGTACAAACAACAGCAACAGGTGCTGCCAGTGCTAACGTAATTAGCTCAGACGCTGACCCAGATACTGCACACGGACTTATATTACAAAGTTGCAAAGATAGCACATTCGAAGACATTGCCTTTTTAGGAACGTGGGTGAACGGAGCAGTAAATGCAGACGACAACGCAGTAACTATGAATAATTTAAGTGGTTCGATTGCAACTGATAACAATAAGTTTATTAATTGTAAGTTTGAAGGATATGGATCAGCAGTGCGCTCAAATTGGGACGCAGACGACAATAGATTTACAGGATGTAAGTTTACTACACTTGGACAAGGTGTTGTATTTGGCGAAACTATGACGTTAGGTAACATAGCATCAGGACAGAACAAAGGTCCAAGTGCAAATGTAATTGAAAACAGTTTGTTTAACGATATACACAGAGAAGCTATTAGAGTATACAACGGTGTTAACAATTCAAGTAAACAAAACAAATTTACAGAGTGTGGCAACAACGGCTCTACAGAAGTTTTACCAGCATTTAGTGTTATTAGATACGAAAAGGATTCAAACAAGTCATTTGATGACTATTTTTCTAGAACGTATGCATTATCAAATGGTAACGACTTAGACACAGTACCATATCTTCCTGAAGTATCAGGTACAGCGTTCTTTACAATGCCTTTTGAAAATGTATTAGATTTTGGACAAGTAACGAACGTAACATTATTTAGATTGCCTGGTGTAATTAACCAAGCATACGAATTAGATTATACACTTGTTAGTGAAAACTACCGAGTGATTAGAAGTGGAACACTATATATTGTGATCGATGCTTATAACGAAACAGCAGAGATATCAGACGAATTCCATTTCAACGGTGATGAAACATATTTGGACAACATCACCTTCGGAGTCGACTTAAGAGATGCAGATTTAGACTTGACAAAGGAAACTATTGATGTTAAAGTTATATCAAGTATGCCGAGTGATGACACAACGCAAATGAAATATACAGTAACAGCAAAAAAGACTAATGTCATTTAATGTTTAATAAATCATATGAAGAAAGACTAGCTCTCTGGTCACAGTTTCGAAACTCTCTCGAACAATCAGAAGATCCTATACAGGAAGTAATTGACTTTTATAGCAATGCTCCGACAGTTAGTCTGAACGCAGATCCTTTTGATGCGACCAATTGGCCTAGTCCTTGGGAACTATTAGACTGGAATGAATATTGTAAGTTTACTCGTGTATTAGGTATTGGCTATTCTTTACAGTTAACAGACTGTTTTTGTGAGGCCAATTTTGAGATACATACCTATACACACGATAACGAAGGCTACGTATTTTTGTTGTTAGTGGACAATCAAAAAGTAATAGGATGGAAAGAAAATGAATGGATTTTTAAAGAAGAACTGCCTAAGGAATTACATTCAAAAAGCGTTCAACCCCTCCCAAACTACACATAAGTAATTAATTAAAACAGATACAAATAGGAGCAATAATATAATGGCAAACGGGATTTTCATTGTAAAGCGAGACGGATCAAAAGAACCAATCAACGTAGATAAGATACACAAAGTAGTAGAATTTGCTTGCGATGGATTAGCTGGAGTTAGTAGTAGTCAAATTGAAATGAATGCAAACTTGCAGTTTTACGATGGTATGACAACATTAGAAATTCAAGAAGTATTAGTTCGCAGTGCAAATGATCTAATTTCATTAGACGCTCCAAATTACCAATATGCGGCAGCAAGGCTATTAAGTTATGGTATCAATAAAGATGTGTTTGGTGAGTACACTGCAATCACACTACAACAAAACATTGATGTTAACATCGAGCGTGGCTTGTATGACAGTGCTATTTTAGATAGTTATACCGCAGATGAAATCAAAACATTAGATAGTTATATTAGACACAAGCGTGATGAGAACTTTACCTACGCAGGATTGCGTCAAGTAGTAGACAAGTACTTGTGTCAAGATAGAAGCACAGGGCAAATTTTTGAAACTCCACAGTTTATGTATATGATGATTGCGGCAACTCTATTTGCTAATTATCCAGCAGAAACACGTATGCACTATGTAAGGAGATACTACGATGCGACCTCACTTTTTAAAGTCAATATCCCAACGCCAGTTATGGCAGGCGTCAGGACCCCTGTCAGGCAGTTTGCAAGTTGCGTTCTTGTTGACTCTGACGATACCCTTGATAGCATCTTTGCCAGCGATATGTCTATTGGACGCTATACGGCGCAAAGAGCAGGAATCGGAATCAACGCAGGACGTATCCGAGGAGTAAACGCAAAGATTAGGGGAGGCGAAGTTGCTCACACTGGCATCATTCCGTTCCTAAAGAAGTTCGAAGCAACAGTACGTTGTTGTACACAGAATGGTGTACGTGGTGGCAGTGCTACAACACACTTCCCGTTTTGGCATCAAGAGATTGAAGACATCCTTGTGCTAAAGAACAACAAAGGCACAGAGGACAACAGAGTACGTAAGCTAGACTATTCAATTCAGCTTAACAAAACAATGTACGAAAGACTACTAACTGGTGGCAATATCACTCTTTTCTCACCACACGATGTGCCAGGCTTATATGAAGCATACTTTGGAGAGCCAGAAGCATTTCAAGAGCTATACGAGAAGTATGAACGTGCAACTAGCATAAAGAAAAAGTCTATTCCTGCTATGGAATTATTTTCTGCGTTGATCAAAGAACGTGCAGAAACAGGACGCATTTATATTATGAATGTTGATCATTGTAATACACACAGCTCATTCAAAGACACAGTATATATGAGTAACTTATGTCAAGAAATTACATTACCAACAAAGCCATTACAGCATATTGACGATGAAGATGGCGAGATTGCACTATGTATTCTTAGTGCTATTAATGTTGGATTGATTAGAGAACTAGACGACTTAGAAGAACTATGTGAACTAGCAGTACGTGCATTAGAAGAAATTATCGACTATCAAAACTATCCAATCAAGGCAGCTGAGATTAGCACCAAAGCAAGACGCTCATTAGGTGTAGGCTACATTGGTCTCGCACACTATCTTGCACGTCAGAAAGTGCAGTACAGCGATCCTAAAGCGTGGAAACTTGTACACAGTTTAACAGAAGCGTTCCAATACTACTTACTTAAAGCCAGCAACAAATTAGCGCAAGAGCGTGGTGCTTGTGAATACTTTAACCGTACTAAATACAGCGACGGAATTCTTCCTATTGATACATATAAGAAGGATATCGATACTGTAGTGGAGAATGACTTAGCGTATGATTGGGAGACTTTACGAGTACAGATTGGGGAACACGGGCTACGGCACAGCACATTGTCCGCACAAATGCCTTCGGAGAGTAGTTCCGTTGTGTCGAACGCTACCAATGGAATCGAACCTCCTAGAGGCTACTTGTCCATTAAGAAGTCCAAAAAAGGGCCTCTTAAGCAGATTGTTCCGCAGTATCAGTCGTTAAAACAGCATTACAGTTTATTATGGGATATGCCAAGCAACGAAGGTTATATCAATGTAGTAGCAGTAATGCAAAAGTTCTTTGATCAAGCGATCAGCGGTAACTGGAGTTATAATCCTACGCACTTTGAAAACAATGAAGTGCCAATGAGTGTAATGATAGGTGACCTACTAAACACTTATAAGTTTGGTTGGAAAACAAGTTATTATCAGAACACATATGATTATAAAACAGATCCAAGTGAGATTGAAGAAGAAAAAGAACAACCGTTAGCAAGAGATGAGTTTAACGGTTCGGATGAAGAATATGATGATTATTGCGAGGCTTGTGCAATTTAATCATTGACAAAAGGGCATTTATAGTGCATACTATACAGAGAGAAACAGAGGAAGTAAGATGGCAAAGACCGTATTCAACAAAGACAAAGTAGACTTTACAAAACAAAATATGTTTTTTGGAGCAGATCAAAACACACAACGTTATGACGTATTTAAATTTCCAGTGTTTGATAAACTAAATCAAACTATGCTAGGTTATTTTTGGCGCCCAGAAGAAGTAAGTCTACAAAAAGACAGAGCAGACTTTGCTAACTTTCGTCCAGAACAAAAACATATTTTTACAAGCAATTTAAAATATCAAACATTACTTGACAGTGTCCAAGGGCGTGGTCCGTGCCTAGCATTTTTGCCGCACGTATCATTACCTGAACTAGAAGGATGTATTGTTACTTGGGACTTCTTTGAAACAATCCATTCACGTAGCTATACACACATTATGAAAAACGTGTATGCTGACCCGTCAGAAGTGTTTGACACTATTTTAGATGACGAAAAGATTATTGCTCGTGCAACAAGTGTAACTAAACATTACGATGCATTTACAGAAGCCGCTGATGCGTACACACATCGCAACAAAGGTAATATGCGTGATGTTAAGAAGAAGTTATATCTTGCTATGCATACTGTAAATATACTTGAAGGTTTACGTTTCTATGTGTCATTTGCTTGCACCTTTGGCTTTGGAGAACTAAAGCTAATGGAAGGTAGTGCTAAGATTATTAGTCTTATCGCTAGGGATGAAGCACAGCATTTGGCACTTAGTACTCACGTATTGAAGTTGTGGGCACAAGGCAAGGACGATCCAGAAATGGCAGAAATTGCAAAAGAATGTAAACAAGAAGTATATGATTTGTGGCGTGAATGTGTTGCAGAAGAAAAAGATTGGGCAGACTACCTGTTCAAAGATGGTTCAATGATTGGTCTTAACAGTACATTGTTACATCAGTATGTAGAATACATTGCTAACCGCAGACTAAAGGCGCTGGGCTTTGATGCAATTTTTGATCAACCAGTAAACACTAACCCGCTACCGTGGACACAGCATTGGCTATCTAGCTCAGGCTTGCAAGTTGCACCGCAGGAGACAGAAGTTGAAAGTTATATCATTGGTGGCATTAAACAGGATGTTGATAAAAACAGCCTAAAAGGATTCAGTTTATGATTACTATATATGGTAAACCATCTTGTCCTTCTTGTACAAAGGCAAAAGCGTTGTGCGAGGCAAGGGACTTTAAATTTGAATACAAACAACTCGATGTTGATTTTACTAGAGAAGAACTGTTTGAAGTTTTTCCTACCGCAAGAACATTCCCACAGATTATTGTAGGTGGAAATAAAGTAGGCGGCTACGAACAAATGATTGAATACATCGACAACACTAATTATAACGGAACAGGATTCACACTATAATGTTATTAGAAACCCCATATAAAAACGGAGATACTATTTCTTTGAAACTAAGTTCAGGAGAAGAAATTCTTGGACGTTTAGATTCAGAAACAGATCAAAATATTACATTGCATAAACCAATGGTTCTTATTGCACAAGAGAAAGGATTAGGACTTGCTCCTTTTATGTTCTCTGTGTCACCTACTGGTAAATTTGTAATGAAGGCTGCATCAGTTCTTTGTGTTGCAAAAACAGAAGATGAGATCAGCAAACAATACACAACACAAACGACTGGCATTGCACTCTAATGCCTGCAGTGTGCAGAGTAGGAGATGCACTAAACACTGGTCACGGGTGTGACGGAACAACTACAATTGATAGTTCTAACACAGACGGTACAGTACACGCCAATAACATTGATGTTATTGTAATTGGTGCTCCTACAGTATCACACGACATACCAAGCGGCGACGATTGTGTTTCTCACACAGATGTAACTAAAGCAGGATCGCCTAATGTTTTCATTAACAGCATTGCAGTTACAAGAATAAACGATGCAGTTGATGCTGGCAAAATGACAGGTGGTAGTCCTAACGTATTTGCGAATGGTGCCTAATGAGCGGTCAGCGAAGATGGTTAAAAATGTGGGCAAGAACAGTTGGAATGCCCGTAGGAATAACAGACGACGACAAACCAGAGTTTCTTCCTATATCACAAGATGATGTAAAGAAAGCACTTTGGTTTAGAACATTTTGGATTGTATTGCATATAATAACTTGTTTTAGTATTATTGCAGGCAACGGAAGAAACTTAGGCTTTTGGTAATGAATGTAGAACAAGGCGATAAAGCAGTAATAGTGTTTAGTGTAAATCCTGCAAACGTAGGACGCATTGTTAACGTGTCAGAATATATTGGCAAGTTTAAAGAAAAAGAACAGTTTTACTTTCGAGGAATGCCTTGTGAAGCACCGGTTGCAGATTACTACTGGTGGATTGAAGCAGAGGACCTAACTATTCAATTAGGCCCGTCACCTAGAGCATACATTGCTGACAGTTGGTTACGAAAAATACCAACTACTAAAAAGAACAAAAAACTACAAAAAGAACTTGACATTCTA